GGGATATATCTTTCTTTGCTGATTTTCCTGTAGCTTTTCCGGTGTAGGATATTCTCGATAACCATATCCGCTATCACCGTGTTCTTCGGGCAAGCTGACAAGGCAGCACTGGAAAGCAGGTATCCGTACTCTGCCGGGAAGTCTTTCAGCATCGTATTCAGTTTTTCTATATCCTCTGCCGGAATACCGTAGTCTTTCAGCTTTTTATTCCTTGTCAGCATACCGTTCTCCTTTCTATTTGTCTGGATGATGCTTGTCGTACATGATCGCCACACATACAAGACCAACCACTCCGAATATGGTTCCAAGAGCGAATCCTAATAAGAATGTAATCATGGCTCGTCCTCCTCGTGCACCGTGAAAGCAAAATAACAATCAAGCTTCAGATCGCCATCGTAAGATATAGTGCATTCAAGCTCGTAACCCCCTGCTTCTGCACATTTTTGAATTAACGTGTTCAGGGCATCTCCAATTTCTTTGACGTCTTTATCGGTATATTCAATCATGTTTAATCCTCCTTATATGGTTCTGGAAGTGGCAACCAGGCTATGACCTTCCAATACGACCTAGCACCAGTTAAGTCCCATCGTTTCAATTTGCTTTGAAATTTTGCGTAGGTTGAATGATATATTCTTCCGTCCATGCAAGTCACTTGATACGTACCGCTTGCTTCCGGCAATCTCTCACTGACCGGAATCCAGTTAGTAGCTTTTAAACGCTCAATAACTTTCTTCTGTTCTTCTTCCGTTTCACAATGTATTACAACGTCATAGGTATCATCGTATGCACTAAATGCACCATCTTCATTCTGAACAAGTGTCATTCCATCGCTCATACTTCCACCTCCTCAGTCTTTATGAATGCCATCCAGTGCGTTTTTCCCTGTTTACCAGATCTATTACCATATAAGGGATCTACTCCGATAGCTGCAATTACATCCTTTACAGGTATTTGTACTTCGTTCCATTTAAAAATCAATGTGCCATAGGGCTTTAATACACGCATACACTCAGAAAAGCCATCATGCAGTACCTGTTTCCATGTGTTCTTATTAAGCTTTCCGTATTTTTTACCATCCATGAATTATCTCCGCCCTGAATGAGATGTGGTGGATCAAACACAACATGATAGAAAGTATTGTCCTCAAATGGAAGTTTCGTAAAATCTGCTATAATGTCAGGGTGGATATTGCAGTACCTTGTAGCATGCCCATTTCCACTTTTCCATATTGCTTCACAGTCCAATTCGCGCTTATCCACAAAAACAGCTAACTCATTATTTTTGTTGAACCAAATCATTCTTGAACCACAAGTAGCGTCCAATACGAGCTTATTCATACAACCACCTCGCATTCCTCAACTCTGATCTTGAAAACGTAGTCTCCTAATGTTTTAGTTTCTGGATTGAATTCTCTGTTGCTGTCCAAAATGTAGAAATATAATTTCATTTTGCGTCCTCCTAATATCTATCAAATTCAATGTTGCTGTCTGAATAGAATCTGTAAGCATCTTCTCTGATTTTCTTAAATTCACGCATGACGACTTCTTTTGCTTTGCTGACAGCTTCGCCAAAATCTTCTGTTTCAAGATCGTAGTTGAAAACATCCAATGCACTACAGTTGAGAAACAGTACATCTCCGTAACCAACGTATTTGTGGATAACGATTCCTAAAGAATTATCTTGCAATGCAAAAATACTCCCGGTTTTAGGTTCTTCTTTGTGCTTCGCGTTACTTTTGAATTTCATTTTCCATCCTCACTTTCCCCATGTAAGCAACTGGCACGCTATTGTGCAGTTGGTACATGATTTTATACTCCCATCTTCTTGACCAGATTCTTATTCATCTCGTCAAATATTACATTTGTATTCTCCTCGATGTCCTGCATCATGCCCAGGACGCTCATTTCGCCCCTATTTGCCATTTTAACGTACTCGTTAGCAGTCTGCATGACTGTGAGCAAACGTTTCGTAGAAAAGCCATATAAACGTCTCAGGGCCATCATTGTAGTAACGACGTTAATCGTATCAGCCCAATCTTCTCCATCGTTAAATCCATTCTCATAGGCTTCTCTCTCCATACTTTTGATCTGGCTATGGCAGTTAATCATAGCCCGTCCGAACGCCTGAGCTGCCTGGTTGGACTGAGCTAAAGGAAGTCTCTGTTTTCGTGGTCTCGCTTTAAGTTTATTGCTCACGTTTTACGCACCTCCTGATTTGCCCTGTAACAGCTTCAAACTGCTTAAGCAATGAGCCGTCATCATTCCGGTTCAAAGTCCGATCATAAGCCGGAGAGACGCCCCACAAGTCATTTACGAGGACGCCGCGCGTCACGCTGTTGAGTAGTGCACTCCGATGTGCTCCTGTGATGCTTATGATCTCGTCAAGGGTGAACTCTCCAACATATTCAGCGCCTTTGAACAGCTCATACAGTTTCATGTTTCTTCCTCCTTGTCACGAATTCATATCCTGTCAATCGGAATGCTCTCGGTGTCTTCGGGTGATCTGTTTCGATCAGCCCATCTGTCCGCAGCATGTCCATGTGGCGAAGCACTGTGGCATTTGATACGCCGACGCCGTCAGCAATCTCTTTATAAGACGGTGCGTACCGATGTTCTTTGATATACCGGCAGATGTACAGATATATGTCTTTGTGAGTCTGCTGACCTTCTTTATACTTCTGTTTGTACATTCTTCTCACGCTCCTTTTTCATCCTCTGCGCTCTTTTAAACATTTTTTCGAGATAGTCCGCATAAGCCAATAGCATATGATCTACAAACCCGTTTTTTCGATATTTTTCTGACATAATATGAATCTGCTCTGTCACCTGCTGCCAGTATTCATCATTTTCTTCGATTCCAGCAGTCTGGAGAACCAGTGCCGGAAAATCGATTTGAAGAAATTTCATTGTGCTCGGTATCTGTTCATGCTTCACTCTCACGGTTATGCACCTCCTCACACTTTTTTGCCATGTAACCCATTTCCGTAAAAGTTATGTAAACTAGGTACTTTTGTAATTTTCAGCCAATTATAATATAATTATTATAATTTTAAGATTATATATATCATGTAACCACTATGTAACCCACTTTTTAAAATGTCAGGTTACGCCAAAAACCCTTATTTTATGCAGGTTTCAGAGGTATGTAACCGTGTAACCAATGTAACCAAGGTTTTCATATAGGAGAATCACTAGAGTATATGTTTTTTATACACTCTCAAACTTTCTCCTATAGGACGTTTTTTTTCGTGTTACAACGGTTACATGGTTACAAATTATGAAAACGGAACATTTGCTTCGACATTAGTTGGCAGAAAACCAGTTTCAATAACCTCATTTTCTTGCTCATTTTCGAGGCTTTTTATGTTGACAATCTTTACTGCAATAAGTCTCATCACGCTTCCTCCGTCCCTTTTTAGTACTGTATCTCTCTTTCCTGTATGCTTAATTAGTTCTCGATTAATCGCCCAAGCTGAAAAGGCTTTTCTGGAGAATCCATTGTTTTTCAAAAGGTTTTCAAGAGGTTTCGGATAAAAATATACATATACATCTCCATACTCATCTGGCGTTTCCTTGAATCCCCATTGATCGCAACTGAATTGAGCATCAAAGTGCTGCCCGTATACGGAAAGACTTTCAAGAATGAATTCATAACACCTCTGTCCCTCAGATACGTCTTTTTTACGTGTAGGTATGTCCACAACGTCCTCAACCGTCAGCTCACGCCCATCCTTGAATATGAAATCTGTAGCTAATTTGTCAGCCAGCAGAAGCGTAGATATGGCCATGACCTGTTTTGCTGGAAAGTCATATCCGTCAAAACCTTTCTCAATTTCAACTTTCATTTCCTTCAGATCGTCCGATGTGAACTGTTTGAGATTCCCGACAAATACTCTTCCTGCAAAGCCGTAGTTCTTCGCGACAACGCTGTTGATCTCTGCCGGATTCTCATAAATATCCTCGCAACACTCAATCTCAATAATTCTGTTGATTGCTCCTCCAGAATCTGCAAACTCCGAAATAGGATTCTCACCATTGCAAATAGTCACATTACTCCATGTATTTTCCTTAGCTGCTCCGAGGTCTTTATTTGAACGTGCTTTCCCTTTACCGGAACAGAGATTGTAAATTAATGTTTCGTAGTTGTCCCGGATATATTGAGAAGTATTTTTTGAGTCATCGAGGATCATCGGAAAGTTATTAAGCATGTCTGCCCTTGTCTCCAATGACGTATCTGTTGATCGAAAATTTCCAACGTAAGCTCCCGGCGCCGGATTTCCCCAAACCGATGCCGCTATATTGATCGTTACCGTCTTTCCACCGCCTGTCTGCCCGTAAAAGTCTACGATGAACGGTAGCACATCAAGCGGCTGTATAAGAACACTTGCAAAAGATGCCGCCAGCGCTATTCGTGGCTCTAATCGTCCACACGACCGCAGTTGTTTAGCTAGAGTCACCCACTTGAAGTAATCTCCACTTTCCTGTATGCTCTGAAATAGTGTTTTAAAGCGGTATTCGCCATCAAAAACGATTGAAAGGTCGTAAGGCACAAATACATTGCCATGCCACCCTAACTTGCTTGTGGAGTGCTGTATGTCGATCATATCGGCATTGTACATTTCAACATCTGCCAGATACTTTACAAGGAGCCTTGCGTTCTCTGAATTGACCTGCACCCCGAACCTTGCAAGATTAGTTATTGCTCTGGAAGTCACAATGTCAATTTTTGGAACAGTTATTTCTGTCCAATATCCATCCCTTTTAAAAGCCACCGTGATCTGCTCTTCACCTGTTTCAATGTTTTTCAGCCGACGTATCGGCATGATCGGGTGGTGACATACAAGTTCTCTTGCCTTAGATGTTTCAGAGGAAAATATTCCGTTCTCTGTAGCTATCCAACTGCCACAAGCCATGTTGGGATATTCCTTATCAACAGAATCAGGATAAAAGTTTGTGATGTTTTCAACTAACTGCATAGAACGATTTGCTTTTTCTTCTTTTTCTTTTTCCTGCTCTGCTTTTTGAAATTCCTTTATAAACTCTTCTGCTATATGTTTCGCTTTCACACTTTTTGCCCGGTCCATCAGTTTAAATTTGATTTCGGAACGATCGATTTTACTTTTTACTGAAAAAAGCTCTTCATACAACTGCTTTTCCATAAAGTCTTGTGCTTGTAAATTTCCAATATTTTCAAGAATTTTCCTCACCTCCTGACTTAACAGACAGTAATTCATGTCTGCTTTTTTCTTTTTCAAGATTGAACTGGCACATATACCACTCTTCTGAATCAGGAGGGAATGTCTTTAGTGCTGTTTCGTACATAAGTATGTTCTTTTCTACCTGCTCAAGCTCGTTTGGGGCCTGAGCGGGATCGTACTTTTTGGTTTTAATATCCCGCATTTCATGTCTGATCTGGTTACGACTTTTACCTTTTTTAGAAATATAAGTACCACCCAGCTCGATAAATGCAGTGCTAAAAGGGACGGATTCGTATTGCATCACGAAATCAAACACATCGCCACCGGTTCCACAGCCGAAGCAGTAAAAGGAATCATCGTAGATTTTACAGGATGCTGACTTTTCCTTGTGAAAAGGGCAACATATAAAACCAGCTCTATTTGGTTTTAGTCCATATCTGGAAAGAATCTCAGACATTTTCACTGATTGCTTGATCTCATCTTTTGTCATGACAGCAACTCCACGATTCGCCGTCCAGTCTCTTCTTTTGTACAGAATTCAAATCGAACACCGTATTTATCTCTGATCGTGCATAGAGATTTATATAACTGGCAGCCATCAACAGCCTTATCGGAAATTACAGTCTTTACTCTCTTACCGTTTACCGTCTTCCAGATGACTTTGTGTTTTCTTGGATTATCCCAAAAATACACATCACCAATTGATTTGATATCTGGTCCGTGCTCGCATAGGATAATAAGCTGAATACCTGCGTCAAGCGCTCTGATAAGCTCTGCCTTGAATCTTTCATGCTGCTGGCAGACATTTCCACAAAGCTCTTGTAAATCCTTTTTACGGTCAATACAGAGTTTTGCATTGTCCAATGACTGATAATCACCGCAATACAATTTAGAACGAAAATACTGTACTCCAAGGCTATCAAACTGACTCTGAATCCGTTCCCATTCTGATTTATGCTCCCTTGTGTCCACTTGTATAACCATTAAAAACACATCCTTTTAATTGAATGGAAGTTCTTCCTGTACACTATCTGGAATATTCATAAAGTCCGTACCTGCCGGATTCGCTCCCATGATAGCTTCTTCTTTCAGATGATCGTCATAGGCTCTCGTGGTACGCTCTTCTGGGATATCTGCATCTTTGATTCCTTCAATACTGCGGAACCATGCTAACTTGTGACGTTTTACCTCTTTGTTGTCATACCAGTCTTTCTCCAGACGGAAGATGCCGCCGATCAGTTTTCCCTTAAACTGCTGCCCGAAGTTATCGCCCCACTTAACAGCAAATCCCGGATTTGACTTTTCTACGCATGTGATAAATGTTTTAAGGTTACGGACACCATAATCTACACTCTCGTCAATAACCATATAGTTTGTACCGGCATTCGGATATTTTTTGTCTGGACGGATATCATTTTCAAATTGCTTCATAAAGTATCCTGCCTGCTCGTCTCCTTCTGCGAAATCAAACAAGATAACGAGCATATCAAGCCCACCCTGGGATTTTTTCTCTGATACCTGCTTAATTACCATCTTGTGACCACCAAGTTTAATTTTTTCATAATCGCCAGCGGCACTTGTTGAATCATAATTTTGAGGTTTGTTCATTTTATTTACTCCTTATATTTGAATACATATTTTCTTGGTTTCTTTGTTTTGCCATTTAATATAAGCTTTATGGTGCTTTTTGCTATATTAGTGTTTTTTGCGGCTTGTATGATATTTTTGTGAAGTGCAATGAAATTTCCATCTAAATCATATTGAATAACAGGTTTTTCATATCCATTACGACATGACTTTCCCATATTATTTTTTGATATTCTTTCTTTTACTGTTCCATAGTTCATGTTGTATTTATGAGAACACCATTCGAGATTATCAACGCAATTATTACTCGGATTTTCGTCTTTATGATTAACTTCTGGAAGATTCTGCGGATTTGGTAAGAAAGCTGTTGCAACAAGTCTATGTATTTTAAAATGTTTTCTTTTCCCATTACATAAAACTTTTACACTTTCATAACCTAATGAGTTAAATTCTGTATACATAATATTTCCTCTGTATTTAACTCTCCCAAGATTGCTTACTTCATGATTTTTATCAATACATGGTTTCCAGATTTCTTCTATGATTCTTCTTCCTTTCCTAATCCATAATAATCTCTGATAACCTTGTCAACTTCTGCAAGGTCGTTATTAATAGTTAAGCTGTCAAACATACCGATCGGGGACTTACTTACTGCTCCCTGGCTGGACTGAGTAACAAATAAATGCTTCCCGCTCTCTTCGATGCAGCGAAGAACGATGGTAAACATGCCCTCGATGCAAACTTTTTCGTCCAGAAGCTTACCAATTGTCTTAGGTTTCACTTCCCCGGAATCATCTTTTTCTTCATGCATCATAAGGTATACAATCTTGTCCTGCGGTACTTTTGTGACAATAAACTGGATTAACTGCCAGAAGTAATCTCCGATGTCATTATACAGAGCGAACACTGCATTGCCTTTTCCAGCAGAAGCGTGTCCTTTCATGAAATGATTCGTAATAAGATATCCTGCATCATCAATCACGATAGAATCAGCCTTTGATGCGATCAGGCATTTCATTACCTGCTGGTAATCGTCTGTAAACCATCCGTCAATCTTTCCTTTAAACGGAAGTGGTTTATTCAGTACTCTAATAAGGTTCCAGTGTTTATTCTGGCAGTTTCTAAGACTGGTACTCTTGCCAGAACCAGATTTTCCAATAATTAGAACTGGTGTTGCCATTGCTATTCCTCCTTGTCATAAACCACATGTTTACTGCCCTCAATAATCAGCAAGCTTGCGATATCTTTCATGGATAAAGTTGATTCATTATAGATTTCAACCAGTGCGTTGTATGCAACTGTTGATACTTTCACAACCGGGTTATCCTTATCGGTTGCCGGCTGCTTCTTCCTTGCCGGAATACGGATTCCAAACTCACTCACCGACACTTTCCTCCTTATACGATTTCTGAGCCGTTAAAAGCCCGTTTAGAGCCTGTACGTAGCTCGCTAGTGTTCTTGACTTGTATGAACTCTCGATGTAGTTATCAGCTACGAGGGAAAGCTGCTCGTCTATCAGAGCAAGGATTTCATTAATCCTCTCTTGCATCTTTTCTCACCTCACTAAAGAAACAGTAAACATTGTCAGAACCATCTCCTCTCGCCGGATTCTGCTCGCCGCTTGGAAAGATTCCACCAGCGCAATGATATTCAAGATGATTCAGATACATATCCGGGTTCTCCCAGTCAAGAATGTACGCTTTCCGCCTGTTCAGCTCCTCCAAAAGCTCGTTCACTGTCGCTGTCAGCTCCATTGTCGGCAGGAGCTTCAGCTCCATCTGATTCAGCATTTAACGGGCACCTCCCATCTATTAAGAGTCTAAGAAAATGTGCTTTTGCAAGCTTGCACTGCTCGGCTGATTCCTCTTTAAGCACTTCAGTGTCAGTATATATAGTGTATTGAGCGTCCGGTGCCTTGCCCGACTCCCATTTTGAATTCATGACATAGATTTCGCAGAAATGAACATGTGCGCCGATACTGAACGAAACGAAAAAATCTGTTTCATTCATTACCCTCCATGATAATTCAAAAAGCTCTTTGATTTCTTTCTCAAACATCCCCATTCTCCTTTCTCTCTGGCGTATCAATATCCCAGAGGATTCCGTATATGATCATCGTGGTCATCGCCGCCGCAAAAAGCTGTCTGCCCGGTCCGCCCCACTGCCAAAACGGAAGGAACGTGGAAAAACTCCCGATCAGTGCGGCACAGATGATGTTTTTCAGATTATTCACTGATACCTCCCATGATCCACGCAAGGTTGCTCGCCACCAGTGCAGTGGCCGTCACAATCCATGCCGTGAACCATTTTCTTGATTTCTTCTTGCTTTCCTCAACAATTTCAGTCGCAAGTGCTACTTCGATGTCAGCCCATATAAGCTGGCTTTCGTTTTTAATTTCACTCATATCGTGCTAATTTCTCCTTATTTATATTTATTCGTCTTTACAATTAGCAGATAGAGGCTTATAATTAACCTGTATCCACTAAGGCGTTTTAGTGGGTGCAAAGCTCCGGGGTGGAGGTTTCGGCTCCCTCCGGGGCACTCACTTATTAAGAGCAGCTTTGCCTTTCCAGACATGACCAGTTACTTCATAGACTTTCCTAGGGCTTATGATGTATGTGATCCTGCCACCGGAAAGGCTTTTTGCTGGCTTGTTATTCTGGATAGCAGTCCCGATCGGCAGCCATCCGTATACAATTCCTGCTCGGATTGATGTTGCAGGAAGTCCGATCAGCTTGCTTGTATCAGATACGCTCATACTCTCTGATGAAAACTCTGGCATCTGTGGAATGCCTGATATGATTCTCGCAACCTCTGCGGCGAACTGATGAACTTCTGCATTTTCTTTGATGTAAGTATCAACTTCGCTCATTTTATGCTCCTTTCATATTTGTTTTTATGAATTTTTTTTACCTTTGATTTCTTCTTTCTCTTTTGAGTTTTGAATGGAGATTTCTTTCCGGTAAAATGTGTAAAATTATTTGCTCCCATTATTTATCACCTATTGTATTTCTTTTCCCCTCTACCTATAATGCATTTACAGGCACCGACATGCCGAGTATAACGAAAGGGGAATTATATGGTTGAAACAATCACTCGACTGTATCACTGCCACAAGATTCACAAGCATGTGACTGTTTATGAAGAGTATGAGGTTTCTGGTAACAGTCGCCGCCTACTGCGGTGCTCATGTCCATATCATCAATACACGGAAATGAAGCCGCACTGTGATGGGTATAATGACCATGGTTTTCAATGCGGTTATGCAAAAAATCAATAACCAGGCTTGCTAACTCATCCGGTCGCTCACTGGGCGATAAGTAACAGTAAAGCCGTAGGTCACATTTGCAACAGTCTCCACCAGATTCTTTGCAGTGTTGGCTGACGGCTTTGTTAAATTGTAATGCGTCTATTGTTTTCACCTCCTAACTTCTTACCACCTCAGCACTAAACGGATTAAAACTGTTGCCACACTTGCTACAATTGCTGGAATCACATATTCCATAATCGGATGGCGTTTCATGTTTTTTACTCCTTTCGTTCTGGAATCTTCGGTTCAAGAAACTTGTCAGTTTTATCGGGATTCTTGTATTTTGCAATTGTTTCGCCGACCCCAAGGAAATACCCCTTGTCAAATTCCGACATATTAGGAACTGCCTTGGTTATTGATTCAAGAATCTTTTTTTCTTTTTCAGACATGCACTCACTCCTTTCTTGTGATATACTCTCCTGTAAAGGAGGTGTTCATTTGATAACAAGATATCAATATAAAATATTGAAAAAAGCTTTAAGAAATTGTGGATTTACTCCTGGTAATCAGCGTGAAGCAGATGCTTGCAGATACCTTTTCAGTAAAAAGTGCTTTATGCGTTCAAGGTCGCAAGAGCACACATATGAAATCACACAAGCGGGTGAAGTTGCCATGAAAGCATATTTCCAAGATATATCCAGATTTTGGATAACAACTGTTCTGTCCATCATTGCGCTGATAACCGGCCTTTTCTCAATTTCTATACAATCAGAGCCACTATTGCAATTATTAGAGCAATTATTGAAATAACTGCTAAAACGTGTGTGTCGGTAGATAGCGAATCTACATAATGTGTATACATTTGTAATAATTCCTTTACCGAAAATTCAACATCTACCTGCTCACATGGCTCTTTTTCAAAGATACAGTCCATATCTACTGTCCCGCCAAACGGAATAGGCTCATCTGGAGGAACAATCCTTCTTTCCGGCATCTTTAAATCACCTTTTTCACCTGTTAGAACTGCTTTCTTGATTTTGTTTGTCTGGTCTTGTAAATCCCAGATACGATTCCACAGGTCAGAAATTGTTTTGTCGATTTCTTTTTTCTTGCGCTTCACTGTTTTCACCTCCTTGTTTTTGTTGATGAACAAATAATAGCACTTACATTCTTGTTTGTCAACATGTTTTATCAAATTATTTTCAATTTTTCTTGTTGACCAACAAGCGTAATAATGGTATACTTCATATTAAGAAAGGAGGAACAATGTTGGAAACGATAGGAGAAAGAATCCGATCTATCAGAGAAGAACATCACATGTCCCGAAGAAAATTCGGAGAGGTTCTCGGCACTAGCGAAAACGCTATTGTCAATATAGAATATGATAGATTGAAACGTCCTGACCAGAAAGAACCTATATATAAGCTGATTTGCAAAGAATTTGGAATTAATATGGAATGGCTTATGTACGGGACTGGCGATAAAGAATGTGATGATTTAAGAGATGCTCAAATTTCCGAGTTTGTTGGAAGAACTTTTGAAAACGAATCTGAAACGTTCAAAAAAAGGTTTATTGCCATGCTTTCATCATTAGATGAATCTGATTGGGAAACACTTGAAAAAATTGCAAATTTGCTTCAAAACAAAAAAGAGCAGGAATAACACCTGCTCTCTTTTTATAAGATACCACGAACAAAATGATAAATTATCTTTAATTTTCTGGAGTCCATCTTTTCTAAAAGTTTAATTATTTTTTCTTTATAGTCCATAAATAACCCTCCCTGTCACAACTACCCCTTACACTACAGCATATGTCCGGCTGTGGGAAATAGAACCGAACATTAGTTCGTTTCATGCCATTATATCACTAATGTTTGCTCTTGGAAACTGCCAGATATACACCGATATGCTTATGATTGCATAGAAATTATTCGTAACATCAAAGATATAGTCTTTTCTGTTTAGTGGCAGGGCGAATAAAAACGGCAGCATGGTCTGTTTTATTTCATGGGCGCTATTCTTATGTAGGGTAGAAGATCTGTACGCATTTTGGACAGAATACACTCCTGACTCTTCATGGATATAATCGTCTACACACATTGGTAAATAAACAATGTAATTAAGCAAAAGCACAGCTCCTATTATAATTAGTATATTTTTGATTATTTTCATTTCATAAATCACCTAAAAACGTCTATTTACAACTAAATTTAACGATGCTATAATAAAAATAACATATTTAAACACTTTTTTTTGCAAATGGCGAAAACAATGTTTACAAGGGAATGATTTACATGAAAATTGCGATTTGTGACGATGATAATTTACGGATTGAGATTTTCAAAAATAGCATTGACCGATATCTAAAAGAGCATGGTGATGGTGGATATACATTAACCACCTACACCAGCGGAAAGCCTTTGATCGACGATGTTTCAGATGGTGAATGGTATGACATAATAATTCTTGATGTCTCCATTAACGGAGAAAATGGCATAGAGATTGCCAAAAGATTAAGAAAAATCGGATACTATGGAAATATCACTTTTTGGACAGAACGCAAAGAATATGTATTTGATGCACTTGATGTGCTGCCGGTTCATTACATCATTAAAGGCTCTGAGCATGGAAGAATGTATTCAGTTGTTGAGCAGACGCTTGAAAATATCCGTGAAAAAACGCTTACTATCAAGAACAAGGACTACTTTCACAGAGCTGAATTCCGGCATATTGAATACATCGAAAGCCAGAACAAATACATAATGATCCATTGCACGTGCGGAATATCGCACAAGGAACGAGGAAAGCTCAATGATATCGAAAAGAGTCTTGACGGAAGATTTTTGCGCTGCCACCAGAGCTATATAGTTAATATGGACGAGGTAAGTGAAGTAAGTCATTTTTTTACGATGGTATCTGGCGCGATCGTCCCGATCAGACAAAGAGAACTTGCGAAAATAAGAGAAAAATATGAAAACTACGTCATTGGAGGGAAATAAAGCATGAGCGAAGAGAAAACAAAGAAATGCAAGTATTGTAAAACAGAGATTCCGGCAGATGCTAAAGTCTGCCCGCAGTGCCGGAAGAAATTAAAAGGTGGAAAGCTCAAATGGGTTGTGCTGATAATCCTTGTCGGAGCCATCATCGGAGCTGTAGCGGGTGAAAGTGATTCAGAATCAGATAAAAGCGCAGCAACCGCTACTTCTTCAGAAAAGAAAGAAGCTACTACTAAACCAAAAGAAGAAGCTGCGCCAATCGAGTACACTACTGTTTCTGTTAATGATATGATGTCCGATCTTGATAGTAACGCCATGGGTGCATCTGATAAATACAAAGGTAAATACCTTGAGATCACTGGAAATCTCAGTAACATTGATGCTTCCGGAAAGTACATCAGCCTCACAGCAGATGGCGATTTTGAAATCATCGGCGTACAGTGTAATATTAAAAATGACGAGCAAAAATCAAAGGTAGCATCTCTTACCAAAGGCGATAAAGTAACATTAAAAGGAAAATGCACAGATGTTGGAGAAGTCCTTGGATATTCTTTTGACATTGACGAGATTGAGTAAACCAGACTAGCTCCTGCTTAAATAGCAGGGGCTGTTTTTATACAAGGAGGAAAATATGGCAAAAAGAAAGAAGTACCCAAAACTGCCGAATAGCTTCGGGTCTATCCGCTATCTCGGCAAGGGTCGAAGAAACTGCTATGCAGTGCACCCACCGGCAACGATTGACGCAACAGGAAAAGCGATCCGCCCGCCTGCGATCTGCTACGTTGACGACTATCTGAAAGGATTCGCCGTTCTGACAGCATACAAAGCCGGAACGTACAAGCCAGGTATGGAAAAAGAGCTTGAGATTGCCCCTACAACGGACACAGACGCTCTTATAAGCCGTATCTTGTCAGACTACAATACATTTAAGGGCACAGAGGAAAGACACCCGGAAACGCACAAATTGACGTTCTCAGAGGTATATGAACAATTCTACGCATGGAAATTTCCGGAGGGGACAAAAGCGTCTTACAGTTCGATGGAATCATACAGGACAGCTTACTCAAACTGTAAAACATTATACAATCACACGTTTGAAGATTTAAAAGCCCCCGATTTGCAGGACGTAATAGACAAATGCACTCTTAAGAAGCAAAGCAAATCAATTATATTAACCCTCTTCAAGCAGATGTATAAGTACGCCATCTATTCAGAAATTGTGTCGGAAAACAAGGCTTTATATGTAAAGGTTAACGCAAATGATGATACGGAGCATGGTACACCTTTTTCCGATCGGGAATTGCGAATTTTGTGGAACAATGCTGATGATCCAGAAGTGCAGCTCATTCTAATCATGTGCTATTCTGGCTGGAGGATTGGCGAAGTATCAAAGCTTTCGATCAATCTCGAAGAAAGATATTATCAGGGCGGTATTAAGACAAAAGCTGGAAAAGACAGGGTCGTACCTATCCATCCAGCCGTATATAGCTTTGTCCAGTCAAAAATGGAATCGCAAGGAAAGCTTCTAATGTATACGCAAAAGCATCATAGAGACAAACTCTTCTACCCTACACTGGAACGCTTGAATATAACCGGCAATCCGAAGCACACGCCGCACGATTGCCGACATACCTTTTCTGCCCTGTGCGAAAAATATGGCGTCCGGGAGAATGACCGGAAGAGGATGCTGGGACATTCGTTCGGAAACGATGTCACGAACGCTGTGTACGGTCACAGAACTCTGGAGGAACTCCGGGAAGAAATAGAGAAAATAAAAGTCCCATTTGTGACTAACTGTGACTAACCGTTCCTATTTTTATCACCTTTAAACTGTCTTAATCACTCTAACAAAAGTCTGCAAAGCCTTGATTTTACTGGCTTTTCCGCATTTTACAAGGGATTCCGCAAAGACATTTTCTTTAATCTAATTTTAATGAAAACATTCAAGAATACTTTGTTTATGCGGGTTTTCAGACTTTATTTGTGACTAATTTGTGACTAACCGTGCAAATCTATATCTGATTAAAATATCGTAATTTGACGTAAAAAAAAGAGAGTCGGGTTTTTATGCCCAACTCTTTTTTTGGCTGTCCGCTCGTGCCGCTGCTAACAGCCCCCAAATTGGGACATACAGCTCTTTCATTCATGCACGGCAGATCAGTCTGCACTCTTCACTTGTGCGTAGCCACACAGGAAACTTTACATCATAAGCTCAACCCCTGTGCGACTACTGATAGTATACCTCATTTTGCATCAAAGTGCAATCAAATCTTTCCAGACAGCTGCATCACAGATTCCGTCCTGTTTCATGCCCCTGGATTTCTTGTAAGCATTCAGAGCATAAATGGCGTTTGTTCCGGCAGAACGATCAAGTTCAAGCTCTTTACCGTCTTTTCCTTTGAATTTTCGTGCTACAAGAATCTCCTGCAAAAGAAGAACAGAAAGTCCTGTGCTGCCTGCTACTACTGTTTCTGGTTCGAACATATATTTTCCTTCTGTTGATGTATTAGTTGATGTATTGCCGGATTTACTTCCGGAAGTAACTGCAATGGCTACATGATGATTATCATTCAAAAGAATATCGCCAGCTTTCAGATAATCTCCGGATGTGAGATACTTGCTGTCTGTCAGAACTTTTGCACCAGCGGTTTTCATCGCAGCTCTCATGTTTCGTGTTGTCAGATAGATGCTGACTGCTTTCAACTTTGTATTATTCAGACGATACCCGGCGCCCTTGACGATAGCTGCTGTACTTGCACTGCAATCAGATTCACAAGCTACCGTGACCTGTGCCGGATCGTAGTTACTTGCCTTTAAATGCTGCCAGAATGAATACCGGTCATTGCTGTTTCCGGCAGTGCCCTGATCGTAGCCGATGAGATTGTTTTGTGCTGCTTTTGTCGCCATGTCTGCGATCATGGCTGCGATTTTTGCATCATTGAATCTCAGGACGCAGAGCCACGGTCTACTGTACCAGTTCATGATCTGATACTCTGTGCCAGTCTGATCTCCTGCTTTCCCACCTGCATATCTTCCGTTCTCATCATGTCCGCAGTTACTGATTTTTACCATTTTTGTTTCTCCTTTCTGTGTCGTTCCTCTATAGTCCTTATAGAATACATCCATATCAACATTTCCGCTGATTCCAGATACTCTTCCTTTACTGGAATACTGCCAGCCTACACCAACAGATGGACGCAATCTTTCCTGTACAGAACCGTTGTCGTTTGCCGAATAACGAGCAATCCAACAATCGTACTTTTTCAGGGCATCTGACAGAACATTATTATACCAATCCAGATTGCAGTAGATGCCGACCTTATAACCGGCTTTCTTTATTCTTGTCAGAAATGCTACGGCAATATTTTCGATAGCCTGTTTGCCGAGTTTTCGCTGATTAGACCACTCGAGATCGTAGAACACTGGAAAGTCCAGTCCTCGCCCGTTCAGCGCGGCGATCACATCTTCTGCTTCGTCAATCGCCTGTGCCGGTGTTAGAGCGTATGAATACTTATAGCCACCGACAAGGATTCCGTTGCTCTTGCATCCCTTGTAGTTGCACTCGAATGAGCTGTCAACGCCTGTTTTCTGATGTACTCTCAAGATTGCGAATTTAATGCCGGATTTAGCAACTTTCGCCCAGTCGGGTTTTCCCTGATTAGATGATACGTCAATTCCTTTAATTTTCATAACAGCTTTCTCCTTATTTTATGAATAGACTTTCCACCCTTTCCAATCCGCACCCTGCACCTTAGAATTGATATAAATTTTCTGTGAATACGGTCTTATCAGCATAAGAACCCTTGTAGTTTGAGTTCCTTGGCAGAACCCCATGTACATTGAAGCATCTGAATCCGGACGAATGCCTTCCGATAGGGTATAAGTTCCTTGTGTCTGCAAAGGGATATCATCAAGTGAAGAATACGTCGCACCGTTGATCACTCTTCCATTCAATTCATTCACCGCTCCAATTACAGTTTTATTACTTGTTGTAAGCTTTGAAATAACCGCATTCGCTAACCGGTCAACGATCCAATCCCAAACTCCACTGAACGACAAAAGCTTGTTTGCCTTCGCTGTTGCGTCGTAAATCATCAGTTTGTCGTTGTTCGCCGGTGTTGCTTTCTGTGAATACTCGTTAAATTTACCCATTACTGTAATCTCCTTTCTAACTCTTTGATGTGTTTTTCTTGCTCATCGACCTTTGCACTAAGTTCCTGTATGGCCTTAATGGCATAATTGAGGAGGTACGGACTGTTAATCTGTTTAATGTCCATCTCGCCGTTTTCGTCATAACCGCCACCTAACGCCAAGTTCGGGTCGATTTCTTCCAGTTCGTCCGCTACGAAACCGATGTTTTGATGCCCACCTTTTTTCCAGTCGAACTGTCGGACTTTCATGCGATTGACTGTTTCGAGGGCGTCTGTTTCACTGTTTTTAACGTTCTCTTTTAAGCGGATGTCGGAAGCCTGTGTGCTTGTATATAGATAGTCTGTGCTAAAGTAAGATCCGCCCCATTTAGCACGGATTCCTAAACGATTGCGCGTCATTGTTTCTCCGTAATCACTGCCTGTTCCCGAAGAAAGATAGGCCACTTGCGAACCATCTGCGCTTATGGACGCTACTGGCTGTCTTTTGACTTTGTTGGATGTTTTTGATTGATTCTCCAAGTCGTAAAACATAAGGGTTCCATCAGTTGAAAAATTCTTCCCAAGTTCGCATCCATCCGTAAAAAGTGAGTTCGTGTTTATTCGGACTTTATTTTTTAAATAGCGAATGATATATCCGTCCCACGTGTGGTTAGTTCCTTCCTCCCAAAGCTCTTCAACTTTATTTTGAACATTCTGTGCGTACAATCCGTACTTCCCGAGTATCAGCGCATTATAGTTATCTGAATCCGTATAGTTCGTATATAGTCGCAATCCGACAGTATTGAGAGATACCATTGGATTCCCAGTGTTTTTATTAAGTACGACATATCCGGTATATCCTAATCTCGATATCAGATTTCCGTCAGCATCGTAAATTTTCAGCTGACCGTTTCCGTTATTCACACCGCCAAGGATAATAGTACCACCTTTCATGGCGTTGAATGAAATATACAGCGTCTGGTTTCCGCTTTCGTCCTTGCCGTAATATAGCCCCTTGAACTTTCCGCCGTCTGACAGGATATCAACTATCTGTTCCTGTGTCAGTGCTGCTACATCAATCGCAACCGCATACGTCTGCTGTTCAGCCAATTTCGTCTTTGACTGGTCAAAGTACAGCGAAACTCTAAGCATGTCGTGTGCACTAAGAGATAAATTATCTACATTTATTTTAAGCCTATCCAGAGCTGCCGATTGCGATACTGTCAAGGCTGTCCATGTAGATCCATTATTCGTGGATTTTTCAAGTTTCCACCAGCCGGACTGACTATGACTTAATGCGCTACTGCCGTCTCTGTAGTAAGAATCTACGATAAGCGGAGATGGCGTTATCTTCTTATCTGCTCCCATCAGCAAAATATCAGCATTTGACTGGAAAAAATAAGTCCTTCCAGGCTCTCCCTGTTCACCTTTTGTTTTTATCCAGGTATATTTCGCTGGTTCTGTGCTGTCTGGTTTTGTATAATCTGTATAATTTCCAATGTATTCTTTATCAACGCTGTCATCTACAGAGAAATCTTTTTTACCATCCGCACTGTTGGCATAAGCGATATGGAAATACGGCGTTTTACCATCTGCTCCCGGTTTACCCGGAAGTCCATCTGATCCGTTTGCACCTTTTACTAGCGTCCATCTGTATTTCGCCGGATCTGTGCTGTCTGGCTCTTCAAAATCCACATACATACCAATATATTCGCGGTTGCTGTCCGATACAGAGAAATCCTTTTTGCCATCTGCACTGTTGGCGTATGCAAGGTGTGTATATTGTGTCTTTCCATCTTTGCCGTCTTTTCCGGGGATGCCGTTCGCTCCATCTTTGCCGTCGTAGCCATCAACGCCACGGAACCGGCTCCATATATAGTCTGCTGGATTGGTACTTTCTGTAGCCGTGTCCTTATTCGTTGCGATGCCGATATAGGTTGCCTGTGTCACCGTATAGATTTGCTCTCCGGCACTGTCCAGAATCGGGATACCGGTGGAGTCCAGTAACTTCACATAATCGGGGTTGTCTGACATGTCGAGACCGTCTGGTCTTGTAGCGTATTTCATCCACGTGTAAGAAGATTTTCCGTCTGCTCCTTTCGGTCCCTGTACGCCTTGGTCGCCCTCGAATTTCGCCCACGTGTACTTGCTCGGGTCGGTGCTGTCAACACCGGAAAAGTCCGTATAAGTTCCGATATACTTGCTTGGTGTCTTACTCATCTGCGCCGCTGTCGGGTTCTGTACCGGTGCGTACCGGATGTGCAGATACGTTGTCTTTCCGTTAGTTCCAATGCCCGGGATTCCCTGCGGCCCGGCGTACTGTTTCGCAAGTGAGAACTGTTTTGATACGACAAGGTTATTCAGATATGCTGCCTTAATGTTCACCCATCCGCTGTCTGCGGTCAGCCCGGTAACAGTGTACGTCTTAGTTTCCTTATTCCAATTTCCCTGTATGTTCTGCGACGTTGTAATCGTGTACGTACAGTTATCCGTGATATCCTGTGTGCCGTACATGACGGTCGCCGTTGTGGTACACTCCGGGAACTCTGTATAGTTACCGTTGCTGTCAACTGGGATGCCTTGATAGTCGTTATCAAGCTGCATGGTCATGTTTCTAGCTAGGGACACTGCATTCTCAACATCATCAAGTTTTTCGCTAAGGGCCTTTCCACCGATAGTCACACAGCTTCCGTCAAGGGTAACTGATCCTGTATCCATATCCGCCTCAAATATCACATCTCCGCTCTTATCTCTTACAATGAGCGTTCCTGCGTTGATATAGTCGGCATTGATGCCCTCTGCGTAGAGCAGTCTGGTTATTAATTCACCAGTCACTGCAAAGCCGTAAGGATACGTTTTTCCGCCATCAATCGACACAGCAAACGCTTCCGCTGTCAGTTTCCAGATGATGTTAGATTCCGCCACGGTTGCTTTGTTGTGCATGTAGTATATGATACTACCGTCCTGCTGCGGCTTCTGCGTCATATATAGACCACTAGAAGATTTAAGCGTTTCAGCTAATCTCTGTATAGCCTCTTCTCTTGCGGACGTTTCTTTTTGCACCATTTGACGTGCCGCAACTATAGCCTTTGTGCTGTTTCCGTAAAAGTCACTGCTACCTCTGATCGGATCATCAGCCTGTGTCTTAACTGTAGTCAGACCGCCCACGTTACCTGATACATCTGTCAGAGGAGTAAAGTACTTATTCCCTAAACGGTCGTAAGTGTACACCATGTCGCCAAACTCGACAAGCGGGTTATACACCAGATCGCCCTCAAGATTCCGGAATCGTGCCCCTACAATCTGTTCACCAATGATATTTGCTACCGTCTGTAGCTGATCGGTGTCAATCAACTCGTTCTCAAGTTCAAGGACATACCCCTCTTCTCCGTACATGCCGGAATAATCAGTATCAGTATCGTCGTTTGACTGCCCGTTTGTTACCTTGATTCCGGTTATGACTATATCGTCACTGGAAAGTGTAGGTGGATTGCCGTAGTCTTTTAGTTCCGATATATTCGTCCTTTCAAAGTCCCATTTTACAAACTGTAGATTCCCGGAATAATCAATCCGGGCATTCGCAGACTCAATCATAGCCGCATACCCAAACAACTGGCGGAACGTCATACTGTCCGGAATCTTTCTTATTATAATATTGCCATGGTTCATGGTTAGATTCATGCCTATGCCGACAGTCCTACAGGCATCTCTGACAAGGTTAATAAGCGACTGCGGCAGTTTTAATCCGCTGGTATACGTCTTATTCGCCTTATACATATCGTCCAACGCCGTAACATTGATGATATCTGAGTACTGCTCCGGCGTAGTGACTGTATAGATGCCCTTGTCAATGGTTTCAATGATGCCTTTTGCGGCTGCCTGTGTTACGATGATAGGATCACCGGTACTGTCCAGAATCGGATTATAACTTTCATCTAACAGTGTGCTTACAGATTCCGGCGCCGCATACGACGTCTGAAGCTTCAGATAAGCATGAATCTTAGCTCCGTAAAAGTTGTAGTTCTTCCATTGCTCCTGATCGTTATTAATGCTCAGTGTCAGTGTTTTACAGATAGTAGCTCCGACCGGGAAACTGCTGCTTTCTGCACAGTCAGAAAACCCGTTGTCACCGTTCATGATATCTCTATTAATAGTTTTTTTTGCCCCGTCAGGAAAGGTGATATCCACTACCATTCTGACCGGTTCGCCAGCTTCAAGTTTTTCTCTAAATGCGTTACTTACATTAATCACAGTGGATTCACCCCTATCATGTTAAATTCTAATGTTGACATAAACTTTCTATCGTCCGACAGGTCTCCGATAGCTATGTTTTGCGTCTCCCCCACGTAGAACGGAGCGTCTCTCCAAACTCCGTAATACGGTGAAAAATAATGAAGCGTAAATTTATATCCTTTCGCTACCATCTGCAAAATTTTGGTTGATTCCTCCATTGGGAGATTACTGGCTTTGTACGTATACCGCTCTACAGTAAACATCGGCGTAAAGTATCCCACACCGTACTGTGTCCTCTGGCTGGATTCCGTGTAAGTCGTGGCAAAGGAGAGCTCAAGGTCTTTATCCGGTTGCCAAATTACTGATCCGTTGATTTTGTACTTTTCCATAACGCCCTCCTTCCTATGCCATCTCAAACGGGTTTCTGCCGCTTGTATCTCGTCTCATCTGCGCTTCTTTCATCATCTCATCAAACAGTGTCCTGCGGTTGATCTGAGCTGTAAATCGGTAGCTTCCGCCGCCGGTCTGTCGTCCTGCTGTTTCTTCCCGGACGATCTTTCTGAGCAGAGCTTCCGGCGTCTCGATGTTATTGCCCTGCTTCTGATCTCCTAAGACTGCAAGGAACTCACTTCGAGGTGGGATGACTGCGCCTTTAGCCAAATATGGGACTGTCGGAACACGTGGAAACGTAGCCTTAAACCCGATAGTCTTTGAGCCGAATGGGGTCGGTACTTTCCAAGGTCCGAATGAGAACGCGGATTCAACTGCGCTAACAACCCCATTTACCTTGCTGATAGCGCCGTTTACAACACTTATGATATTGTTCAAAACAGACCTGATAGCATCTCTCATTCCATTAAATACATTGACCACAGTGTTTTTAGCGGATGTGAATTTATCAACAATAGCATTCTTGATTCTTTCAACAAAACCACTAACGGTAGACCATATAGCATTCCATTTCTGATGTGCGCTGGTCTTTATGTTTCCCCAAATGGTCGTCATCTTGGTAGCTAGACCTCTGAGTTTATTCCCAATATCCTCGACAAAACGCCTTGTTTTATTAGAAATCCAATCCCATACCTTTCCAGCCATTTCTTTGATTTTGTCCCAGTTTTTATACAGCAAAACACCAATTGTGATAGCCGCTGCGATAGCTACGACTACTAAACCAAATGGACTTGTCAAAAATGCGACTGCCGCACTAAGAGCTTTTGTAGCAGCTGTTGCAATTATGCAAATAGCATTCCATGCCGTTGTTGCTGCTGTCATTGCTACCTGAGCAGCTGTATTGGCGATCTTAACCGCAGTATTTGCAACGAAAGCAGCCGCCTGTTTTCCAAGTGATACTACGGTCTGTGCAACACTTACGACAAAATCTTTTGCATACAGGGCAGTCAGATATGCAGTCTCGGCTTTATCTATCAACTTTGCCGCAACATTTTCATATATTGCCGCTTTTATCAGATTCAGTACGCCTACGACGCCTCCTGCTTGCTGAATAAATGAAAGAAGTTCTACTGTTTTCCAAGCTGCAAAAAAAGCTGCTATAACCCCGATATTGTCAGAAAATGTTTTGACCACTGTCGTAAGCAAATTGATAGCTGTCGGAAGCCCTGATTCGATAATCCACTTCAACATTGGCAGAATTACATTTTTGTAAATCCATTCAAGTACATTTCCAATAGATTTCAGAATTGGAGCAAAAGTTGCTGTCAGATTACTGATAGATTCCAACAGCGGATAGAAGTCCAAATTTGCCGCCCATGTTGCCGTATCTTCTGCGATTTTCTCAACAAACTGCATGACCACCACAAGAGCGTCTGCAATGTTCTGCACGATCTGTGTTCCGACATTGTTCTTATTCCACGCATCCGCAAAACCGGATGCAATGTTCCCGATAGTTTTAAGCACATTCTGAGCAATCTTAAGCATGGTCGTAAGCATCGTCGTACCTGTACCATTTGTCCAGACCTCTACAAGGCTTTTACCTACACTCTTAGCGAGTTTTGCAATTCCCGACAAGGCAATGTTTGCCGCGTCAATGGTGTTATTGCCCTCTTTTTTCCAAGCATCCTGAAATGGTTTCCAGAGTTTTTTAAGGAGTTTCGCAAGTCTTTCAGCCGATTTGCTGATTTTATCCAGAGCAGTTTCGCCCTCTGCTACTTTTCCGTAATCTACGTTGCTGACCGCACTCGGAAGAGATGTTCCGCCACCGCCACTGCCGCTACCGGACGTCGACGGAGTTTTGCTTGCTGTTGATGATGCATCCTGTGTAGAATACCGATTAATCTCATCAAGTGGACTAAGATATCCTTTTGCCGCTTTTGCCGCATCTTTTGTGGCGTCAGCCACATCTTCCGTAGAATCCGCAAGCTTACCGGCGTTGTCTGCCGCCTGTCCATAAGCGTCTGCCGTGTCCTGCACGCCACTTGCATCGCCTGTCAGGCCTGCTCCGCTTCCGCTTGTCTGACCAGATGATTTCTTTCCAGTGATAAGCTCCGTGAATGACTTGAAGGCATTTGCCAGAGTTGCCAGTTTGCCTAGCAGAATATTAATAACTTTCAGAACAGGCGTGAAAATATTAATCAATCCCTGTCCGACTGTTGCCTTGAGAGACTGTAACTGCAATTGCATCACTCGCACCTGGTTCGCCCAGCTGTCAGAAGTACGAATAAAGTCACCAGATGCGGCAGATAGCTGCTTCTGCACAAAAGCCAGACGGAGAGCCACTTTTTCCTGTTCTGTCATTTCAGATGTGGTTTTTCCGTAGCCATTAGCCAGTGCATACTGGTCAAGTGCTGACTGGGTCATTACCACGCCAAGATCCTTGAGCGTTTCTGTTTCGCCTGTAAACACTGATTTCAGCTTGATATAAGCCAAGTCCTGACTAATGTTATAGAATGATGCCACATCACCAGTCAGCTGTGTCAGGGCTGTTGACATGTCGTAAGCCTGTGCCTCAGAGAAACCGAACGACTTAGACATTGCTCCGAACGTTCCGACATACCTTTTTGCCATTGTCTCTGACAGTCCGGCTGAGGTCATGGCGTTCTTTGCAAATTCATTGACCTTATCCGACATGGTTGTAAATGTAACATCAACCACGTTCTGAACTTCTGCCAAATCAGAGCCAAGTTCCACACATTCTTTTCCGAACTGTACCAATTTGCCGACAGCAAACGCCCCACCAATCAGCAGGCCGATTCTTTTTACAGCACTTCCAAGGCCGTTAAATGACTGTTTTATAGCTGATACGCCTTTTTGGACACCGGTTGTATCCATCCTGGTATCAATAATGACTGAGCCATCAGCAGCCATGCGTTCACCTCCTAACTATTTGAGGTTCAACATCTCATTCAGCGCATCCTTATACGCTTGCTCTTCTTCGCTGAGACGTGTTTTTATATCAATAATGTTCTTGTTTTCTTGATAGAATTTCTTTTCCCATTTGTCGAGCTTTTCACCCTTTGCCTTTTTTGACCGGATTCCAACTACGGTATTAAAAAGGCACTCGCCGGATTCCATAAAATATCCGAAAAACGTCCACCAGTGCATATAAGGCACTGCTCTGATTTCTTTGCCAGCAACCTTGTTTACAGCCGGCACGATCATGTCTCCGTCTTGTTCCCAGTCCATCAAACGGGGCTTTGGGTGGTTCGGGTTATCGTCCAACTGCCCGCAGTCGATGAACTCCGATGCTTTCTGGCAAGCTTCGTCCCAGCACTCAGACGGTATGCTTTGCCAGTCCTCAAACAGAATCTGCAACATAACAACTGCTTTCGCCTGCTCGTCCAGTTCTGGGTCATTCATGGCTATGAGAATATCAATAATCGCTCGAAAATCGGTTCTAATAGAAAAATCCACCCCACTTATATTGAGTGAGGTGGGAAGCTCATAGGCGGTCATTTTGCATACTTTTCCGTATACTTATTGACTGCTGCCTGCATTTTCTTTTTTCTCTTTTCAATTTCCGGTGCGATTGCTTCTGCGATCTTATCCAAAACAATGTAAACGAACACCTGACCATTACCGAAAACAGTGGTTGCTGTGATCGGTTCCTTGAACAAGTCTTTTGACGCTTCATATCCGAGCAGATAGTTGATTTTGTCTTCGATCTGTTTATTCAGTTCAGCCATTTCTTTGCCGGAAGTGACTTTCTGGATAGAATCCTTAAGCTGCTCAAAGTATTCTGTCAGCTCTTCTGCACGTGCTGCCACATTGATATCCGTCGGGTTAAGCTTGAAAGAAGAAAAAACTTCATCTTCATTGTTGGTGAATGTAAAAATGAGAATTCCATCATCAATTTTGGTATTAATTACTTTTGCCATTTAGTGCATCCTCCTTGTATATGTGCTTATTCGCTGTCAGCTGTGAACGTACCGGAACTGATGTCAAATTTTCCTTTTACACGTTCGCCGACATAGTTAACGGTAAATGGAATCTGATAGCCGGATGTATCGCCGCCGTAGCTTGTCGGCACAACGTAGCAGTCCTGCTGATATGCTTCATACTTGCCTGCTGTGGCTTCTGTCCAGAGATGAACTTCAACTGCTTTTGTTTTGAGGTTATCGTCTTTGAGACGTCCATCTACGATCTTCTGTAATGCTGTGAACAGGTCTGATGTGGTATCTGCATAGAACGGATCAGCGTCAGAAGAAACTTCGTAGCCGTTATGCTTGAATGTGGATTCTCCAAGAATATTTTTAGACGTTTCAGTATCTGGATTGAGTTCAACGTTATACTCTTCCAGATCCTTTCCAAGACGCTCATATTTCGGTGTCAGTCCTCCGCAGAGGGAACCTGCATCAATGTAATGAGCCATATATTTACGGTCAATCTTGCCTGTAACTGCCATAGAAATGTCCTTTCTGCCTATAACTTTTAAAAGGCTGTGTAGGTTAGCGACTATCTCCGATTGATAGCCGGTTGTTACTTGTTATATTACTTCATAAGTGTTTTCGTAGCGTACCGACAATGGCAATAACCAATCCTGCACGCCACTCTCCTGTGGCTCTAAACCATAAGAGTTATCACGTGTGATACGTTTTATCACTCGTCCCTGCGAAAGTTCAGGAAACGCATTTAAACGTGTCTCAGAGCCATTTATGACAACTGGTTCTCGGCATATCCATTTACCAAGATTGTCAAGGAACTTCTGAACAGATAACTTCTGCCGTTCTTTGTCAGATGCTGTTCGGTATACCACATAAAATGGATACTGACATATCTGATGCATTGTTCCACAAACATCTTCTTTCTCTGAATAAATCAACGCCCCGTTGTCTGCCGAGAACGCAATTCCGGATTCTTTGCCAAGTTCCTCAAATTTGATTGCTTCATTTTCATATAGTCCCGGATACTGGTTCAGAAGTGCTTTCATGGCATCTGTCAGAATTTCATATCCGGTTGCATCTTTTCCGATAGGTTTATCCGCCATGTCTACCACCTCCTGCCTGTGCTTTTACTTTGCGAATCCATGTACTGCCGTATTGTCGTTTGGCGGCATCGAACCACTTTGCCTGTGCCCGTGGGTGAGCCTGTTTGGTGTATTCAAGGTTTTCCTTTGCGGCTGTCTGACCAGAAAACTGACTAACGAGGACTTTCTTGGCTCCACGTCTTGCGTAGGGACTTCCGGTTGCTTCGTCAACCATTCCTTTTCCCTCATACAGAAAGCGTCCATAAGGAGCAGCCGCAGCACACACAAGTCCAGTTCCTTGCAATGATATGCTTTCAATTCTTGTCCGATTGATGAAATTTCCAGTAATCATTGGCATAAACGGAACCATACTGTCCATAACCATTCCATCAAGGAGATACTGGGCTTCTTGATACTGTCTGGAGAACCTGTCCATATTCAGCTTTATTTTCATATCCCCATTAACTACGGAGAATCCTTTGAAATGATGAATCTTACTCATATCACTTACCCAAAATCTCGAAGTGCGGAATCAGTGTATACGGACCGCCAACACTGGTAATCTTAAACACGTTATCCTTATTCTCATTCATGTACTGGTAGAATCCATTCCGATAATCACCATCAGATACCGCTCCACCAGTCCACTCACCCTCCCAGAAGAATGATTCATCCGAGAATGTAATAGTGTCCTCCAGAGCGTTGTTAATCTGCTGTTTCCACTCTTTTGGCGGTACATATGGGAGAATCTTGCCATCTTTATCAGTAATAGTTATATCGCCGTTCTGAACAGTGTATCGAACGTGTAACTGTGCGTTGTCTGTTGCGTCTGGCCCGTACTTCTTTAGGATTGCTCCCTTGTCCGTAATGAGGTCAACACCAGATAAAACATGAGGATACCAGTACGCATCTCCTGTCGTGGCTGATTCGTAATAATTAAAAATCGTCACCGTTTTTTCATACATGATACCCTCCTATCCTTCACATATTGCTCTTGAAAATCTGTCGTGGAATGCCTTGATTCTAACAATATTACCTTTGCATTCTTCCGGCACTTTCCCGTAAAAGACAATGCTTTCTGGGTGTAATCGTTCAATCATAGCATTATAGCCGGAAAGAAATAGTTCTTTCTTTTTCTTGCTATTCATGCAGCCAACTGAAGATACCGCCACTGTTCCACCCTCTGGTTCTCCATCAAAACACCAATCGTAAGAATCAAGTGTACTCCATGATATTGTTGGAATAACACGGCAACCATATTCTTGCAAATATGCACCTATCCAGTGCTTGCGGTAATGGTTGTATATCTGGATAGCTTTAGGGAAGTCGGTGTAGGTGCTGAAATCTGGTGTTAGAATGTACCGGAATTTGCTCAGCTTATCCACGTACCTGTCTGGATTTCTCCATAGTGCATCAAACTGATAATCGTCCAAAAAGAAATGAACAGCTTTCTCTTCTGGATTATTGCATTTTCCTCTGGCATAATTAAAACCGACAAATTCGCAATTGCCCTCGAATGTCTCAGGTTGTATCTGCGGTATACCATATTCACCAATGCCAGGAAAGATACGGCGGTTTAGATTTTCGTAAGCTATGCTTGTCTCTTTATTTGCCATAGGCTATTTTCTTCGACGTCTGCGGCGGTTTACGCGGTTGACTTTTGCATCTGCTCTCGAACCACTGGACAGCGTCCTGTTCGATGCTGTTTCTCTGTCTAAGAATGTATTTGTCGCCTTACGATCAGCCTTATACGCTTTTTGATCTTTTCTCATCTCAGACGCGGAGATATTTTTCACAGTAGCACCGTTGGATACTGCTCTTTTTTTGAATTCACTCGCAGACATATTCAGCGGAGTAGGCTGTGGCGCACCACCTATTCCAATCTGATAGTAGTGCCGCCCGTTCTTGTTTGAGAAATAATACCTCGTTGTTTCACCATTTCTGATTACATCAAGTCCGCTGGTTCCGCTGGAACTTAGTCCACTACTTCCACCACGTCCACCCATAAAATCACTCTTTCTGCACTGTCTGCTTAATAACCTGATTCACACCAGTAGCCGACAATCCGTTAAACATACCGACCGCAACTGCTGTGATATAATCCGTTGCCGGGAAATCCGGGATAACTCTCATCCCGACCGCTCCGAGAACTCCACCAGTAACCGCCATGATTACCGGAATCCATTCATCGGAGATTCTTTTTGATGCTTTACAGCCCATTCCTACGATGTAACAGATCATAACGATTGCTACGCATGAGCCTAATGTTGAAATATCCATAGCTTATTCCTCCAAGTTTACATTTTCCATAACAGCCCTTGCTTCCAGAACTGCAATATAATCAGTCATGGCTTTTACCTGCATGTTATAAGTGCTTCTTGGGCATGTAGGCACAAAGGAAAGTTCTCCTTTATCCCACTTTTCAAGCATTGCTGATAACTTTTTATACCGAATAACCACTTGCAAATATTCCGCTTTAAAGCGTTCTTTATAATCTGCACTGTTCATCATTTCAATAGTTTCTTTTAATTCCATTTTTCTCACCTCACATTAATTCAAGTTCTTCAAATACCTTAAAAATCTTCGGTGACTGAATAGCAAGCCAGTCAACCATTTCCTCATTGATAGCCCAACTGTCGACACTGCTTGAATTAGATTCAAGTCCAGATTCACACAGGAAAGCATGAATAATCTCATGCCGTACAACCTGTTTTCTGTACTCTTCCATATTCTTTTTCGAACCCGGTATGTCCTGTTGTGGCTCCATGTTGTCAACAATGATCTCCCTAGTGGAAGAATCTGTATATCCGTCCATGTTTTCCAAGTTAGGATATTCTTTTAGTGTTCCAAATTTTATTGCCCATTCAGAGCCTAAGATATCTACTTTAAAATCCTGCATACAATACTGGTATCCCATCATCTGTCCTAACTCCCATCAACAGCGGCAAAGCTGTTTTAAGGAGCAAATCAGTTGTTTTCTGTGCATCTCCAACAGCACTATATACCGCACTCCATTCCTTAGCACTCGCCCCAATCTGCTGAGGTGTCGCATAGGAAATGGATTCACTGCCAGATGATTTTGATATAATCACTCCCGCTTTGGTGCCGCCACCTGAGACATCAGAAGATGATGTTGCGCTGGCTGCTGCAATAGCGTTTTTCTCAGCAAGCTCAATCTGATACATCTGATCAGCCAGCGTACAAACAGCCTTTTTGATGCGCTTCTGCTGCCGCTCATCGGATGGTAATCCGTCTGCCAGCCGGTCAAAGGTCAAGCGATCAATAAAGTCGCTCGCTCTCTCAGACATCCGTATAAAATCAGATTTCGGCACGACATTGCCGAAAAATGATTTTTGGTAAAACTCATAATCTACATATGCCATGCCGGAACCTCCTCATTACTGTGCGGTTACAGTCGTATGTCCTGCGTTCAGCGCCTTATATGTGCTGTCGCACTCAACTACAGTGATAACCTGTCCGTTGGCCACTGTGATATCGCTCTTGCCGTCCCACGCGCTCCAGTTCTTCACATTCTGTCCATAGTCTACGGTAGTCTCAGAGGCTGCAACTTTGTACTTGTATACATTTCCTGCGCTTGCTTTTGCCGGAGTAATAGTCACTTTTGTATCTCCACTCTTGCTTCCTGCTGCAGAATTTACAGTCAGAGTTCCAAGTGTCTGAGTTGTGTTGATAGTTCCGACAGCAATAGCGTCGATATATTCTGCAAAGAGGGTAAGCCCCATGATTGCAAATGCTTCGGATACTGCTGTATGGTAGTTGCCCTGAGTGTGGAATCCGATCAGGTTTGTCTCGCCAGATACGGTATATACAAGCCCTGCCCTTGCAAAGTCGGATTCGTTCGGGTCAACATAGTAAAGAACGATGTTTTCAACAGGCGTTGCAATAACCTGTCCTCTCGGGATTTCGCTGTCAGACAGTAAGAAGATGGTATTAAAGCCCATGAAATCTTTCATATACTGGAATCCGAACTGGTTCTGAATAGAAATCTCAGCTGCTCCGATATACTCATACACATCCAGGATGTTTACAAATCCAACAACGCCAGTCGCATTTCTGTGCATCTGCTTGAATTTGTTTTCTACGCGGCCTTTAGCCATTGCCAGAGCCATCTGAAAAGTGGTTTCTGTAAATGTGAGGGTACCTGTTTTCAGATAATCATAAAATCTTTCAGTAACATTGGTCTGAAGCTGGAAAAGGAATTCGTCATCGGTCATCTGAACAGCGTTCTCATAACCGTGATCCTTGATCGCTTCGATAGATACAGCCTTTGCGTACTTTTCAATGGTCATTTCCGCATACTTCTTTTCTTTTACAACGAATTTGCTGTAAGGGATTTCTTCACCCTCTGCCACTTTTCCACTCTGTAAAGTACCCTCTGCGTATTTTGATTTGAGTACAGCACCCGGCTGTTTTTTGATAGGTCTCATAATACCCAGAATGTCACGTAAGTGCTGCCAGTTTCTTTCGAATCTGGTTACAAAATCAATCTCACGTGCTGTGACCTGAATATCATTAGTCATAATAAGATTTGTTTTTGCTGGCATAAAAAATCCTTTCTACCCATAATTGTTAAGGTATTGGGTTAGCGGCTATACTCTGGTGTATAGTCTGTGTAAAAATCACTGGAATAACTGGATATTCTGAGCGATTGCAGCCTGTCTCTCGGACGGGTCTTTGATTGCTTCGATATCTTTCTTTGTCATGCTTCCCGGTGTCTGCTGATGTCCAATCCGCGATGTTGCAAATCTCGCCTGTTGCTGCTGGGCCTGCTGCTGACTTTCATCTACAAATGTATCAGGTTCATCCTGTTTCATCTGTTCAAGCAAATCATTAAGTCCAAGAATCTTTCCGTCCTTAAGCTTAAGACCAGCTGATTTGATATCAGCAGTAACAGATCTTTTAGCTGCTGGAGACGAAAACTTAACATCATCGAGTGCCGCTTTCAGAGCATCTGAGAAATCACGGTCGTAAATTTTTGCATTGAATTCTTTCTCTGCATCTGCCGCTTTCTGCTTCCAAGTCTCTAACTCGGTCTTGACATTTGCCGGGTCGATACCGTCAAAACTTTTTAAAGTTTCTTCTGCTGTCTCAGCACGTTCTTTCCAGTCGTCGCGCTCTCCCTCGACTTTTGACAGAGTTTTTGCTACTTCCTTTGCATTTTTGTAATTCTCAGAAAGTGCTTTCTTTACATCTGCCTGCTTATCCTCAGGGATTTCAATTCCAAATGATTTTAATGTGTCAATAAGCTTCTGCATATATATCCTCCTGGTCGTGTTTATTGACCTGCCGCCGCAGGTAAGTGGATTAAGCCAGTTAGACCACTGGCAGGGTAATCGGAATGGCAGGAATCGAACCTGCGGCACGTAGTTTATACATTGCTCTGCCACTGAGCTACATTCCATTAACCCGGATTCCCGGGTTAGCAAGGTGTTTAACGTGTCATGCCTGCCACGAGTTGTTTCGGGCATCCGTCCGCCCATTTACCTTTTACAAGGAGGTGCGCACTGTCTATGTGAGTGAGCAAGTCATATAGACAGTAATGGCACGTGTCGGAAATTGCATCCGCTTTTCAACCTCCAGATTCCGCCCGAATCTGTTTCTGTTAAGGACACGCACCCGTGAAAGGAGGAATCAATGAAAAAATGTCTATGTCAAGTGGCGGCAACCACTTACGAATCTTCCCTATGAATATATTTTACCACAAAGTATCCAAAAAGTTGTGGTACATGTTTTAACTAATTAGAGCATATCCCGGAGCTTTTCCACGTATCTTTTAACAAGATCACGTTCTTCCCTGCACTCTGCATCCTTGGACATATCGCTCATTTCTGTAGTAAGCTCGTCAAGGTGTTCTTCCAATGCGGCAAGCATCTTCCTCTTGCAGTCCTCAGATTTGCCGGAACGATAGCTCTGTTTCTGCGTCATATAGTCGTCATAAGCATCTCGTCCGTCAGAACGGCTGTAATGCCCTCTGACGTAATGTTCGCCCCGTCTGGCATAAGAGCTACCTCTGTCGTAATCCGGCATCATTCTGCCATCATTTGAGCTGTATCTCCCCATGCTGTCGCGTTTTCTTCCGCGTTCGCTGTAATCGTCATTGTATCCGCCGCCACGCATCTCATCAAGGACAGTGTTGTAGTACTCTACTTTCTTATCCCAGTACTGCGTATTCTTGATATCTTTGTACATGTCAATCAGCTTATATGTCATATCCAGATTTCCGGTGGTCAGTCCGTTATCAGCGATTTTGGACAGTTCATCTTCGATTCTTGCACATAAGTCTTTAATGTCTCTCATAATCACACCTCCTACGCTTCTCTGGTCACAACAATGTTTGCATTCGCAACAGAAACAGCCTGATCGCTCGTGTTCTCTACTGCGATATTAACGCAACATCCGCGAGGTACATCAATATAGATACCAGAGGACACATTGTTGTACTGGTCTACTGCTGCCGGTGTGGAAATCATTTGTGAAGATAATACCGGTTCGCCAGAGATTGCAATAGCCAGAGAAATAGCTCCGACAGTGCCGCCTGTTGGAATTGCGATATTACCAGAAAAATCCACGAAGAATCTTGCTTTACACTGGTTGGTCAGTCCTCTCAGGGTGATGATTCCGCTTCCCTCTCTGTGCTGAATACAGTTAGAACCTTTGACTGCTGTGCTTGAAAATACTACGTTTCCATTTGCTGCTACAGTCTGAGCAGCTACATTTGTAAATTCTGCCATAAAAATACTCCTTTCATATCACAAAAGGACAGGTCTCAGCCTGCCCCTCTGTGTAATACGGCATAAGCCGACATCCGAAATCAATCGAAAGATACTCTCGATATGAAGTTATCAGCAATTACATCCAGTGTTACATCCGCATCCGTAATATGTGTTCGGGTTTGGAACCTGATATGCCGGGATCGGTGCTGGATTGATCGCATTAATAAGCTGCTGTGTCTGTGAAGCCATTGCAGTTGTGAGTAATGCACTCTGGCGATCCTGAGAAGCGGCACGTCTGAGGTCGTTATTTTCAGCCTGTAAGTTGGAAATCTTCTCGTTGCACAGGTAATCAAGGATTGCCCTTGTTCCGGCATTCTGGCTGTCGATAATGTCTCTTGTGTTGCTGTTCATAGTGTTCTGCAATGCACAGGTATTCTGTGCCATATTGTAGTTTACACCCTGGATTGCTTCCCTTGTTTCACAGCAGCAGTTTGCAATCTGTGCCTGGAGCGCATTGGTATTCTGCATATTTGCTACAGTGTCAGCGTTAATAGCCTGCTGGATACCGAAACCAGTCTGCATGATGTTTGTGTTGATTCCGTTAAAACCGGTAAGCATACCATTATTCATGGCATAGAAGCCATCACACAGGCCGCTATTGATTCCGTCAAGCTTACTGATCACTGCGGAATTGTCAAATCCTCTCTGAATATCTGCCTGAGTAGCTGCCGTGGCTGTATATCCGCCGCCGTTGCCATTATTGCCCCAGCCGTTGTTTCCCCATCCGAAGAAAGCAAAAATGAATAAAACAATAATCCACCAACTACCATCTCCACCAAACATGCCGTCATTATTTCTACCGTTTCCAGTAGCAGCGGCAATATCTGCTAAACTATAATTTCCATCCATAGTTATAATCTCCTTTTTGTATATTTACATCAATCTGGCCAGATTGTAATGTACTATTTCATTCCTTTCAGCATGTGTTGGAATTGTCCTGCCATCTGCTGAACCTGATTAAGTTGCTGTTGGGAAATCTTCCCAGACTGTAACATCTTCTCAACTTCTGCTTTCGGGTCTCCCTTAAAATTCTGTTTAAACTGCATAAACTGCTGCATCATCTGCATTGGCCCATTTCCCTGCGGCATCCCCCCGCCAAGAGCGTTAAATAATGGATTACTCATCTGCATTTCCTCCCTTGATTGCTGATTCCTGTACGGTATTAGCCCTAACAGGTTCAGGAAATGAATTTAATCGGTTTATGATAGCTTCGTATTTGCCTTTCAAATCATCGTATTCCTGTCGAGTAACATATTTACTGTCCATGTTCTGAACAGGCTGTTTAGGCGGCATCTGAGTGCCTACCTCGTGGTATTCAAATGTCCGCAGTGGCTGTGGCATACCGGATACATCTGTGGATTTTATGTAGAACTTTTCACTCTCTGAATCCATCAGTAAAACGCTTGTCCCAGGTGCTACCAAATAGGATTTTGCGCCGACTTCGCCGGATACCCACAGGATACCGCTATTATTCTGCTGGGGTTGCTGTACTGGTTGAGCTGGCATCTGGACAGGCTGTTGCTGGAACTGGTTCATCTGTCCAGGAACGCCAAAACTATATTGATAAGGATTGTTATATAATGCCATCTTATACACCGCCTTTCTGGTTATATTCTAAAATAAAAAAAGAGCCTTAGACAGTTCGTCTAAGACCCATATAAGTATCTGAAAAGTATCAGCACACTTTGATTATTTTATTATTCACCCTCCGGCTTAATCGTTTCACCGTGGACATGCTCACGTTCATCTGCTCTGCGCAGTATTCAAGAGTGCGTTCCTGACATCTCAGCCGAAACAGCTTTTCTTCGTCCGGTGTAAAATTACACTCTGTCAAGAACCTGTCTATATCTTTCTTAGTGAACACATATAACTTCATGAGCATACCCCTTACTAATGCTAACGCTGATTCTGCGCAAGATAATTTGTAAGCTTCTGTTTTGTTTTTTTTAATTCCTCAACATTATTTCCACTGATCTGACTATCCAGCATGGTTGATAGCACTTCCAGAATCAATGAATCACGTTCCGCAATCCTCTGAAGACTCTCGTAATCTCGCTTATCATGTTCTTCTAGTGTCTCAACTCGCTTGTTAAGTCGAAACGCCGGAGTAATCCACTTAAGAATTACAGCCACCGCTCCTCCGACAATAGACACTCCTCCGCAGATAGAGAGGAATACTTGTACAAATTCTGATATGCTCATTTGCTCTCCTTTTCCCAGTAGTATACCGGGATCTCATTACCACTATCCCATGTATCGTAATATTTGCCGTTCTGTACCGTCACCACATGACCATCTATGCAGAGAATGTATGTGCCTGTCGGATGGTCTGTGCAAAAGTCGTTGACTGTATAGATATATCGTTCTGATTGTTCAATCAGTTTACGTCTGTACCCACGTTTATAGAGGTACGCTCCCCAGACATAATTTGCGCTTGGCATATCTGATAGAGCGCACGCCTGTATCATTAATCCGGCAAATACCGTTTCCCAGTCAAAACCGGTTGCTTTACATATTGCCCGGACAACGCAATCTCCGACTCGATTCCCGGCAGGATTCGGATTGTAATATTCCCATCTATTCATCAGTCAATCCCCTTTGCTGTTTTATATCGTTTCGCCGCTCCTCTGGCTTTTGCGGCGTTCTGGCGGTTCCACTTCGCAATCATGAGCCTGTCTTGCAGTTCCCTCAGGTCGTTCTGCTTGCAGTAATCTTTGTATGCAGCATTTTGTTTCTGTAAAAGATAAGACTTCCGGTCAAGATCTTGTTGTAATGCGAATTTTGCCTTTTCATTCGGTGCATTGTCGACTCCTGTTTGTAGCCCAAAGACTTCACGCTTCGTTTTACGGATTCTCCGCTCATAAGTACGTTGTCTCTGTTCTTTTTCGTACTGCTTGCCTTTGTCGGCTTTATCCTGTGCTGATAATTCTGCATAAGGATTAAATTCCCCGTCACTGGCTCCAAAACTATGCCGACAGTTGACCCCTGACAGTCCACTTGCTGTCCCGTATCCGGTCAATGAAAAAGGCGGAAATTTCTTACTCTTGCCAGAACGAGAGTATATCTTGCCTTGCCACCATGAGTGATTTCCGGGATTCTCGCCGCCATCACCCGTTCTGGCTCCTATGTGAGCACTGACTAGAATTAAATCCCAGTCCATTTCTTCCATGCGTTTTAGGGATATATCTCCCGTAGCCTGTGCCACACCAGTTCTGACAGAACGTGCAACTGCGGTTTCAATTGTATCGCGTCTTTTCTTTCCTGTCTCTTTGTTTATGTATTCAACATATACGCCATCACTCACAACGTTATTGACCGCCTCTTTGATGGCTTGTGTATACCCAACCGCCCCAGTCATCACATGATTATATGCAAGGTCGCATTGCTCAATATAGAGCCTTTGAGCGGCACTTGCGGTTGTTCTTGTAAAGTTTTTCCACTCGCCCATAGTCGCAAGCATATTCCGCTCCATGAGTCTTATCATAGTTGGGGATTGTTCGAGCGGTACAGGGCTTAATCCCGCCGCCTTATATACCTTGTCATCATAGTTCATTGCAGTGATTCCGGCATCTTCGAACGCTTCAAGAAGTTCCTGCTGTTCACGTTTGGTGTATCTGGATAATTCTGCAAGAATGTCCTCTAGCAGTTCGCCAGATTCTTGCAGTGTTCTGATTCTCCATGCATCAGCATTGGTCAGAATATAATCTTCACCTCTACCAATTCTTGCCATCATTCTCGACACGATTTCAGAGATGATATACTGATGCAGTTCTTCAGCGATCTGTTCACTGCCCTCTGTTATCCGGCGTAAATATTCTGGACTAAGCATAGTATATCACCTCTTTCGATAAATGTTGTGGTACATGTTTTGAAAATATGCTACAATCAACCTATTAAGGAGGTGTCGCAAAATGTTTTTAAAACTGAAAATTTATTGCACTTGTAATTGCAACTATTACGTAAATGAACAAATTAACACGGAAAAGATAATTTGTCCAAACTGTGGCAAAGAGCATCCGTCTTCATCACAAATTATATCTATGCCCCTCTTTAGTTAATTAAAACCCGCATTAGAATGGAGTTAAGTTAATTTGAACGTTTTTCATTATTCCATGCAAAAACTTTCCATCCTTTAACTCCATTATGATTTGTTATTGGAATAATCGGTGCAGAATTTCCATTAAAAATTAATTCAACAGTTTCGTTCGTAGACAGATTATCAGTTGAAATACCATGACTAAAATAACAATTATGAATATTTATGTAAGAAGTCGTTTTATCATCTGAGTTATGACCATGCCATCCAATATCTTTTCCATGATCTGTTTGAAAATAACAATTAGATACTTCGACATTTGGATGTAAACCAGTTCCAGCACCAATGCATTTTCTTAAGCCTATTGCGGTATCGTAATCATCTGTTACCGTGTTATGAAACATACGCAAGTTATGATATTTTGTTCTATACGGGATAGGACTACTGCTTGCTTCTTCGTGCACGCAATAAACCAAATGATTAGCGATAAATATTCCATCATGTAATTCATAACTTTGTGCTTTTCGCCATAAACCAAATATTGAAGAATTATTTATTACATTACTATCTGAGCTTATTCCAGTGCCTATAATCGTTGAACCATTAAAGAAATATCTGCAATTTCCACCAATCGGTAGTTCATAGGCAGTCACTTTACCATATTTTGTCTTAATTAATTCAAAAATAGTGCTAAACTCATATACTCCATATTCCCAATAAACATCACAGTTTCCTTTGTTACATGCATCATACAATTTCAAATAGATTTTTTCTTCTGTGTCTGAAGCGTAAATATTCACCAATTCTCTTACATTTTCAGAATATTTTCCATAATCAGTATACGATAAAATTTTATCGCTCTGATAAAGCATAAAAGGTAAAGTATCATTCCACACACAAATTCTTATGTATTTTGCATCTTCATTCAAATCAATTGGGTTTAAAGAATTAAATGTATCTGTATAAGCTAATTTATTTCCAGTAGAGTCATATTGAGCCAGTGACTGATATAATTCTGTAGTTACTCTTAACTTAATTGATGGATTAACATTAATAAGTTCTGATGTACTTCTGGTTGATAAACCATCAATAACTTCCCCATTAGAACCAATAACCTTTCCTGTTTTGAGTTTATTCGGATTCAACATATTTATTGTATTTTTTATTTGCAAAATATTATTATACAAAATATTAGAATCATCTAAATCTTCCTTTAGCGAACCAGTTTCCTTTTTCAGCGAAGCAATATCCGTCTTGTTCTGATCAATCTGCTGCGCCTGTTCTGTCGTGGCTCCAGGCTTGACCGGATTCTTTTCAAGGTACTCATTTACTGCGGCCTTGATTTCTTCCGGTGAGATTTCCCCGCCTATTCCTTTCAAACATAATTCGTATAAATACTTCTCTTTTCGTGTGATTGGCTTCGGGAGTTCACCCTTGTAATCGCCTGTCAAGTACGCAAGATATTTTTCTTCTCTGGTTACTGGTTTATCTGCCATCTTTTTACTCCTCTCCGAATAATGTTGGCTCGTCTGGCTGAGCTTCTTTGACCATTGCTTTTGCTTCTTCCTCAGTCATTCCCTCGAATTTTACAAAATACAACCATGCCGGAACCTTGCCAGTGGTCACATACTGCCACCATCTTGCGCGGTCATTTTCTCTGACATAGAGGATGTCTCCAAAATCATAATTGATTTCATAAGCTCCGACAGGTGCAAGTCCGTACAGGTCAGCATAAACGTTCAATGCGTAGATTACTTCATCCAGACAGGATTCCAGTTTGTCTCGAACGTCTTTAATGAACTGCACTGTCCTCTGCTGTTCCGCTTCCACTCCCGTAGCCGTCTGAATGCCACTAGATTCATTAAAAACAAAGTAGCCATTGGAGAATCCAATCTTGTACCCTAACTGGCTTAAAAGGGCGTTTATGCCGCTTATACGGGTATCTGTGTTGAGAACTGGATTGATTTCTTGATAGAACTCTTTTTCGTCCTGTCCGAATACATTTTTTACATAGTCCGGCAAGTTCATTTCTGAACATCTATACTCCATTGCCTGTGGTGTCATAGCGGAAACAGGAGATCCACTCGGCATCAACAGTCGGTCATCTGCCAGGACAGTTCGTTTAGAATCAAGAATTTCTTTTGCATTACGACTGTATGCAATGTCGAGGTCTTTCAACTCTTCGATGGCTTCGGCAAATATTGGAAGTCCCAGTGGCGTACTAATGTCTACATTGTTCGCTTGTGGTGTCCGAAGTACTCCATACAGAGGTCCATCCAGCTTCTCACCATTTGTCTTGAGAATTGGCGGCGTATCTGCCATGAGGTCAGCCCATTTGGTCTGTTTAAGGTCAATCTTGTCACCGATTGACTGAGGGGATTTCGACACATAAGCTCTATTAGAAACGTAATACGGATAAGTCGTCATTCCGTCCACGGTAGTCTCAACAAAACGATGATACTCAAGCCGTGTGTAGTATTTCCGTCCAACAGTATAAGAATCCTTAAATATAATCCCTTTGATTTCCTGGTTATCATAATCTACAATCATCACATCTGCCGGAGTAAATACGTCAAGGCTCTCACCGTTTGGCTTGATAAATACTGTTCCATAAGCGCAGCCATATTCTACCCAGTGACGAATCTGGAAATACACTTTATCAATCTGCTCCTGGAGCCACGTAGCCCTTGCGGAGCCGTCTATCTGAATACCGATCGCCAGTGTTGCGAGCCGGGCTGTCTCTGAGCAGACAGATTTAGCAAAATTGATCGTCTTGATATTATTCTTATCATCTAACCATTCCGGCGCGCCTCTGTAAATGTTCGCACACCGGTTGATCAATGATTCCATCTCCGGGAATTCTGCTGCTTGGATGTTAAAATCCTCTTCGGCTTGTTTTTTGAATATCATGTTAAACCACCTTTTTAGTGTTGTTATAAGTCCCATTTAGTCGTCCTCAAATTCTATCCAGTCAGCGGGAACTTCTAGGATTTTTCCATCCATGTTTACAAGTGCGAGTGTTGATAACATTGAGCCTAACTCATATCCTCCGCATTTCCCTTCTTCACCAGTAAGAAATTCTTTATATTTTAAGAATATTGCACTCTTAGAAACACTCATTCTTATAATGATTTCCTGCCCATTTGAAACTATTTTATTTTCTATCGTATCATTTGGATTCGTAACAAAACATTTTTTTCTCATTATGCACTGTTCCCCCTTCTTCTCCACAATGACTCTGAACCATACCGAACAGAATCTATCAAATGATTATCCTTATCCGGATATCCGCTGCAAATATTTCCGTCTTTGTCGCGTTCGTATTCGTACTTCTTGAACTCCTTGCAAGCATTTGGCGTTCTTTTTGGATCAAACACAAGCTTTCTTCTTTGCAGCCACTTCATAGAATACTCAATGCTTCCCGGTCCTTTAATTGCTCCCCTTGCTGGAAGTCCTAAGTCTCTGTAATCATTGATTGATTTAGGCTCGGCAGAATCGCAAGTAATTTCGTAATCGTCGTACTGTCTTCGCTTAATTTCATTTGCAGTCCATTCATTTGATTTTTTGTTTTCATAAATCTCGTCAATGAAATAAATTGTTTCTCTGGCTGAATCATAATAGATTCTGGAGAACGCATATTTATCCGGATACCAACCCCAGTCAACCCCCTGATAAATTCTATCAAAACGGCTGATTTCTTCGTCTGTGATAGTTCTTTCTTCGATGTATTCAAAGATATTTCCACCATTTCCGTTAGCGTGTCCAAGGTACTCATTGTCGTAAGCGTCTGGATTTACTTCTTTTAGATGTTCGGCATCTGCGAGAAATACGTCACCAAGCCACTCCTGTTCAATTCCTAAGTCGAGGTACGTACTGTGCACAACCATCACATTTTCATCTTTTTCTTCTGCTTCTGCCGTGTACTCATTTGCCCAGTTATTCTTACTTCTAGGTGGGTTAAATGATTTGAATTTATATGCTTCATTACCACCACGAATAGCAGACTGCTGAATGTTTCGGATTTCTTCTGGATTAGAAAACTGATCCAACTCCTCGAACCAGACTATTCCGATATATCCGAATTCTGGCTTGATAGACTTAATCTTTAATGGATCGTCAGCACCACGAAAGTAAATCTTCTGTCCAGTGGGCTTATACGTAATCTCCATGGGAGATACCTTGCACGTAAATTCCTCGTTTAGATCCAATTTATCAATAGCCCATTTCATCTGAGCATAAACAGAGTCTTTGATAGTATTTCCGACTTTTCGCAGAATCAGAGCGTGCATATTCGGATTATTCTTCAGCAGTTCCGGTATAATCAGCGATATGGTCGAAGATTTCATGGAACCACGTCCGCCAGGGAGAATGTATTCGCTATGTTTCTTTGCTCGAATATCCCTAATCATTTTATGGAATACATCCGGGACAATATTCAGATCAATATGGTACTCACTTTGTAATCTGGCTTTTTCTTCTGCTTTCCGCTGTTCTTCTCTGGCTTCTTTTATGGCAAGCGTTTTTTCCAGATCATTCATAGATTTGAGCTGATCGGAGAAGTCTGGAGCAAATCCGAATGAATCAGTCAGCTCACCTCTTGCGATCATAGAACGGCGTTGCTGAATTTCTGCCAGTGACATGATGTCAGTGCCTTTTTGTTTTTCAATTAAGGACTGCTTTTCGGCTATATATGCAGAAATACAACCTTTTTCCAACAGTTTTTTTGTCGCGTTTCTAACGATTCCATCAGAGTATCCAGCTTTTCTTGCGGCGTCAGATGCATTCCCGCCATTCTTTATATATTCAAGTGCAAACGCTTCCTGCTTAGGCGTTAAGTTCATCTAATCACCTCTGTCCATCCTCGTTTTCTGACTGCCTCCCATATTTCTTTTAGGCACATGACCACATCATACTGGGATACAGTTCGTAATATTTCATAATCGCAATCTTTCCATTCACCACGCTTTGTTGGTCTAAACACTGGTGTTGAAATAATTGTTACTGTTATCAATCGCTCCTGCTCGCGGCTGTAGAATTGCGATGTTCCGATTTTTATGATTAATCCGGTGGATAATATAGCTTTTTGAAGTTTTCTTGTAACTGCTTTTAAGTTCGCCATATTATCACCTCATTTCTGGCTATAAAACCCCATAGTAACACTTCTGAGTATATTCTATCACAGGTCAGTAGAAAAGTTGTGGTACATGTTTGAGGAATTTTGCGTTAAAAAAGAGCCGGTAAATACCGACTCTCTAATTTTATTTATTGTTACGCAATTTTCTGATCGTCTCGCCCTGATCTCCCGGACACCCCATGAAACACTCCGGGCAATGTTCATAGAATGCACATCTGATGCAGTCATGTGGACTGATTGAGCTGCAATATTGATGCAGTACTGAGAATGCTGATATAGCGAGCTGTGGGGTTATGTCTGGTGGCTTAAACATCATGTTTTTGCTCGCCCTGGTCACTTCCACATTATCATCTTTGAACTTTATAGTATCCCCATTACATTTTATTGTAACTTCGTTCTTTTCTCTGTCAATTTCAAGTGTAGGATTGTCCAACATGATTATCAACTCCTTCTCATTAATGTGCAAGTAATCCAACAAACAGCGGAAGAGCTAATGCCATTAAGCATAATGGTTCTTTTGTATAACTGAGCGCCGCTATTACGGCAAATGATGTACTAGCCCATGCTACTGATTTCGCCATTGCTGTATTAAAATCCATTTAATCACTCCTCTCCCCAGTCAATTTTCTGCCCGCATTCAGAACAGTACTTGCTTATTTTTTTACCAATAACAGGTGTTCCGCATTTCGCACATTTTTGAGTGGAAAATATATTGTACGGAAAATCCGGAACACATATTCTTCAGGTTTGCATGGAATCTGCTTTTCCAATGCTTTTGCTCCGGAATCACACGCCCATGCTTCTTTGAGATAGTTCTTCTGCCATTCGTCTTTGATTTCCAAGTCTCCTATGAAACATAAATGCTGGTCTCTCATATCGAATAATATGTCTTTTGCTTCTTTAGCGTCCATTCTTCATCTCCTCCAACTTCTTCTCAGCTTCTTCACGAGTGAGGAATACCAAAACATTTAACTCTCCAAGACACTCGTCCTCATTTACCCATAAAAACCATTTACCGCCTTTGTCATATTCAAGTCCGCTTACCACATTTTCCCGAATGTCCATTCCGCATATATCCCATACAGTTGTGCCGATAGGACACGGCAACCTCACAAGCAATCCCTGTTCTTCTAAGTCTTTGTAAGATTTTAATTCTTCAAGCCACTCCGCAAGTTTTTCGTGCTGTTCTGCACATTTCATACAATTGCCCTTCATATAATTTTCTACAGAATCATTTGAGTCAAATTTTTCTGCGTCATTATAATTCATATCTGCTATTTCTTTTGCGTGCTTAATAGCTTCTTCAAGTGTTAATCTCTCCATCTACTTCACCTCTTGAAATCTTCTCATAAAATGAGCTTTCCATGATTCGTCTACTTCCACAAAATTTTCTTTTTCATATTCCTTGATCATGTTTTCAAGTTTTAAAATTTCATCTTTAAAAAAATCGTTATGTCGTTCTAAAAACTTGTCTTTTTTAAATTTTCTGCAATACTGCTCATGCGACCTTGCCTTGGTTTTCATGGTATATTCACATATTCCTGTAGTAGATGCTAACTTCAAAACTTCTTTCGCATATTCGTAATTGTCTTTATCTACTCCTCTTGGCAAAGCCCATCCCATAAAAGAATCGCATTCACAACACTTTACTTTCTTGCTCATCTGCTCTACCTCTCATACAATCTCATCAATGCACTGATTTCGACCATCGACCATCCCGCGCTGATAATCCGTCATATCATTCTCGGTAGTACTTTTCTCCGGCAGTGGCTTCAATGGACACCAATTAGGGATTACATCATTGTTTGGAACTCTCCTACCATCCATTGCTCTGCACCAAAATCCGCTTATAAATTTACATTTTCCGCAATTCTCCGGTGTATCAATCACTAATACTGATTTACTCATTCAACTCCACCACCTTCTAAGATTTTAATAGCATAATCTATAGCTCTGTTCCATTCCAAGTCCTCATCATTGGAAACAACACGAAATCTGTCCATAAGCGATTCCGTAACTTTT